TCGTTCATCCGATCGGAAATCACTGCAGACAACTTCGAGGCACAGTTTTTTGAAATCTGGTACCAAAAGGGAACGTCAGGTCTTCTGGCACAGGACACCCAGGAAATAAAAGACTGCCTATATGAACTATTCGATTTTGCCGAACGCTACACATCCGATGCTGACAAAAAAGACTACGAATTGGATCAAGAGACATTGAGCTCAGAGATCAACAAAACATTAACGCGTTGCGGCTTCCTATAATGACCACACCCTGAGTACGGTTTTTCATCCTGGGGCAGTGGCGATGAAGCATCGTCCCGCTCACTTCTCGTATAAGCCTAGGTGCTGCAGGCCTCTGGCCATTAGCACAAGCGCCCTAATCGACCCTGATCCCCCAGGCCTCGTATAGTCGTCCTGAATTACAAAAACCGGGAAAGGACTCCATGGGTCACAAACTTCCACCCCTCTGCCAATGGCTGGCGATCCTGGCCCTCACCTGCAGCACCCAGGCCCTGGCCGCACCCGCCTCAGGCGACTACTGGATCATCTACGGCAAAGGGGAACGCCTGCACAACGAGGTCTACGTCGCCGATGCCGCCAGCATCCTGCAAAAGCCCGGTGGCGTGCAATCGGCCCAGGTCATGCAGCTATTCGAAGACCCGGCCTTCCCGACCCTCGTCGCCTACGAGGTGCAGGCCAAGTGCAAACAGCGCCAGATCCGCCTGGACAGCGCCCGGGCGATACGTCGCTTCGACGGTGCCGTGAGGGATGTGAAAACCAACGCCAAAGACTGGGTAGCACCAAAGGACTACTGGTTGCAGCGCACCTTCGCCTTCGTCTGCGCCCCCGATAACCGCGCGCGCAACCAGATGCTGTCGATCGGCAAGATGCCGGCGGCGAAGATGGTCGCCACCATCCAGGCCATGTTCATCCAGTTGATCGGCGTGCAGGCCAACAGCCAGGCGGTGCAGGAGCTGGACGACATGCTGGCGAACACCCCACGATGAGCACGCGCTCTCTGCTGATCCTTGGCCTGTTGCTGCCGACGTTGGCCGGCTGCATCCCGACCCTGCCGGAGCTGATGGCGGGCAACCAATGGCAAGGCCGCGACGCCAAGCAGGCCATCGACTTCTTCGGCCCGCCCATGCGCATGGAGCCGTTGCCCGACGGTGCTGGGGTGCAGTTGGGCTGGTACCGCGATACCACCTACGTGCAAAAGGAGGTGGTCGGCAGCACCGCCGAGATGCAAGGCAACGTGATGATCCATACCAATTACTGGGACGACGTGGCCCACCCTGGCGGCTGCACGATTTTGATGTCGGTGAACAAGGCGCGGCAGATCAACGACTTCTCCACCAAGGGGCGCTGTAATGGCGTGAACCTGGCGCCATAGCGGCAAGGCGAAAAACAAATCCTGTGGGAGCGGGCTTGCCCGCGAAGGGGCCAGCCCAGACAGCCAAGCTCCCCAGGCAGATACCCTCCCCCTACTCAGCCCCCCGCCCAACCATCAACCCATGATTTACATCCTGGGCCAACGCCTTGGCCATGCCACTGAGGTAATGCACCGCCGTCAGCAGCGTAGGCAGATGATCAGTCTCCACCATCGCCAGATCACTGATCTTGTGCACCGCACACATCAGCACGGTCGCCTGCTCCACCGCATGGTCCAGCGGATGCCCCGCCACCACGCGGAACAGCGGGTCTTGCACATTCACCTGCGCGCCTTCGCCGAAATGCCCGACGCCGGTGGTGGCGAGTTTCTTGATGCGCGGGATCTGCAATTCCTTATCCATACCATTCCTCCTGCGACCCCGCGAACGGCGCGGGGCCTGATCGGTGAACATCAAGTGCGAGCCCAGGCTCGCCAGGTCAGTGCCGGGATTGCACGCGGCTCAGCGCCACTTCCACCAGGGTGCGGGCGCTGTCGATTTCGTGCATGGCGGCGAGGGTCAGGACCTGGCCTGGGGGTTTGGCGTGGAGCAGGACGGTCTGCTGGCTGACGGTCAGGGCGCAGACGAGGTATTCGGAGATCTGGACCAGGAGGTCTTCGAGGGTGTGGGTGGTGTATTTGTCGTGTAGGGGTGGATCGGGGACTATTTTCAGCATGGTAGAGCTCCTATTTTCAAATGGAGCTACCGTTCTCTGCTGTCAAACAGAAAGGTGGCAGCTGTACGCGGGTTGACAGACCGGGAAAATAGGAAACCGGCGCACCGAAGTGCCCCACGTACAGCCACCATAGACGGCTATGCACGCGCGTTACTATCTTCCCGGTCTGTCAAAACCGGTCGCTGAATTGGCAGCGACCTGGCGAGACTAGATGGGTGATGCAGCGGCTGCAACGGGCTGTAAGGGGGTAGAAGTATGTTTCGGAAACGGACTACAGAGAAGAGGGAAAATCCGATTCCGTAGACCCTGGGCACGCCTGCTGCCACAACGAATATGAACCTGAAACGCATACGAACTCTCGCGCGGACGCTACGATCGCAATGGCGCTTTGCCAGTTTTTCTTGAACCGTTTGATCACTTTGGCGACGATGGGGAAATTTCCTACAAGCATCGGCGACAAAGGGCAACGCACGTGGCGATCAAAGCTGTATCGAAGGAACGTATTGATAAGGCTTTGCTGGAATTTGACCGCGACTTTAGAGGAAGACGAGAGTGGCATGGTTGGGAGACGAACCCTGCCCACCGCTACGCGATTGCTGTAGGGGGTACATCGTACCCAGCAAAGAAAATAGTCTCCTTGGCTACCGGCATCGCAGTTAGCCAATTCCCAGGCGGACACCTCACAAACCGCTATTTAGAAAAGCGTGGATTTTCGATCATCGAGCTGCAAAGCACTGGTCTAGAACCAGTCCTGCAGTTCGAGCCTGGGGCCATTTACGATCGAGTGACTGAAATCAACGGACCATTCGGGGGTAGCCGGCAGAGCGGCATAGCGGCATCCGCTACCTACCCGGCGATTTTTTTGTTTACTGGCGATAGTGGCGAGCAATACGGCTATGCCGACCGCTGGGACAACGGTGCATTTCTCTACACCGGAGAGGGGCAGCGTGGGCCGATGACATTGAACCGTGGCAACAGAGCTGTCGCTGAGCATGCAGAGACAGGTCGTGCGCTTCATCTGTTCAAATCGCTCGGCAAAGGAAAAGGTAATCGTTACATAGGTGAGTTCTGCTGCGCCGACGTCTTTGAACGAATCCAACCGGATGTTGATGGCAAGGACCGCACTGCTCTTGTATTCAGATTGGTACCTGTGAGTAGTCCAGAGATGGATATCGAAACTGAGTTGGAGACAGCGGTTGAACTCGCAGATTCGTTAGCTGCGGCTCGGATAGCTGCTCTGGCTGCCTGTAAGCCGGTAACGAATGCAATGGACCAATCAGCACAGCGCAAAATTTACCAACGTAGCCGAAAGGTCGCTCACTACGTCCTCATGCGTGCCAAAGGCTTATGTGAAAGCTGTGACAAGCCAGCTCCTTTTTTTAAGAAAGATGGAACCCCATACCTGGAGCCGCATCATGTAAATCGGCTCTCCGACGGTGGCCTCGACCACCCTCGGTACGTAGGTGCTGTGTGCCCATCCTGTCATCGCGAGATTCACTCAGGTGTACATGGTGTGTCGCTTAATGAGCAGTTGAAGCAGCGACTTAATGCAATTGAAGGCTAAGTTGATTGACAACGCTGCCGGTACCTAGAGGCACGTGTCACTCGGCTAGATCAGCCGATAATCACGATGCAAAACGCCAAGCTCATCCAGCCCTCGCGCGAGCATCTGACTGTACCCCTGGCGATCATGGATAAAGGGAGAAAAGATACTGTGGCCAAGCCATTCCTCGAAGCCATTTTGAGCCCCGTTTGCCAACGCCATACCCACCGAGCGCACGTCTTCGAATCTCCCGTGCTGCAGGTCATCTTGGTTGAGGTTGTCGTAGACGTAGCAAGTATCGTCATCGAGCTCTGACCAACGCTTGAACGATGCTCGCCTCACTTGGCACGGAACGCAGCGACCACAATGTTTATAGCCGAACCGCTGGAAGCGCCCACAACTGGTGGATGCCACGGCATGCTGCTTGAGCAAATCCTGATTTTTGCAGCCCACCATCATTTCGCCTTTCGTGAGCAAAGCATAGGGATTGCGAATCTGAACGTTGATGCCAGCAGCATCAAATATCTGTTGGAGCCGCCCCAAGTATTCGGGATGCGCAGTGCGAGTGCTCAGGCTACCGACCCGGGACATGGTCAGCGGTGGATTGATGGCGATAAACCCGTTCTCGCAGATATACAGCGGCACGGTCTCGCCACGATGGTAGCGATCGAGCGAAGTCGCTACGGCTAGGCCAAATGCCAAAAATACGATCGAGCGCGCGCGCTGGGACGGCTCTTGCTGCCCGGGCGACCTGGCCACGTGGTTGAGACCGATCCGGTTCAAACCAAGACTCTGTGCGAACAGATCCTGCTTCTCACCATCGCCTCGAACAATCTGGCTCACTGCGTAGGGTTTCACCCCCTGTTCGACCAGGTCAATTGCGCCAATCAAGCTGTCTAGACCACCAGAGAGCAGCACCACCGAATCTTCAACAGGATGCAGTACCTGCATCTGTGCCGGCGGCCCAAAACCACCAGGGTGAAAAGCCAGTGTCCACTGATCCGTTGTGAGGAACCGCAACGCCGCCTCCAAGGCACGAGCCTGCGCATTCCAAAACACCGGATCCAGCACAGCAATTTCAAGGCTGATCTGGCGAGTCCAGGCATCAGCACTTTTTGCTCTCAGATCAGTGAAATCAGCAGCCACCACTGAAAGCGCGATACTCAGAAAGTCCCAGGCTTGAGGGCTGATTTCCAAATGGGACCTATCCAGCAGTTCCCGAGCATAGCCACCAACGCTGACCTGCCCATCCTCCGCTTTACCGTAGATCACCACTTGCATGGCGCCATCCATACCCGGCACTGTGAATCCAGCTGGACCGCACACAAACCTCATTCTACGTACCCCTCAAAGACTTCAAAGGTGTCCTGCAGCGCCTGGGTAACAACCTGAGAAATCCTCCCAGTAGTCAAGGGCGTTCTGGCGTTTGCGATCTTGCGGAACGACGCGCTCACGCATTCTTTGATGTAGTCCTTGATCTCCTTCAATCGACGCATTGCGACGGATGCTGAAGGCGCTTTTTCCTGGATCGTCTTGCACATATCGAGCTCGTACCGATGGAAGACGTCCATCGCTGTGAAACGCTCAATCGCAAACGTCCGCTGCTCGGCTGACAGGTTGAGTAGGTCAGCGTCTGGGTAACGCACAAGAACATCGGATAGCGAGCCACGGATCGAGGAACGCTCAGCCTCCGCATCCTGAGTACCGTCTACTGGGCGCACGGCTTCAACCAGTGCATCCATCACTTCGGAGGCAGAGCGACCTTGCAGAAGGACTCGGTCAAGTACACCGGGGCCGGCTTGCTGGCTGCCATCAGCGACCGACTCAAGCGCACTGCCGAAGACCCCGGCGATCGACGCGGTGCCTCCAAAGCGAGCCGTGGTGGTTTTTGATCCACCATATCCATGGCGCACATATTCCCGCAGGCTCTTGCGCAAGCTATTGCGATTACCGCTGCTTGCGAAGTCACCGAGCCCCCGCCGCGCCCCCTTGAATCGTGCAGGAGGTGCTAAGGGTGAAGGTGCCTGGGGTGCCTGTCTTGGGTCATCGGCTTGGTCACTACCATCCTCGGACTCATCCTTGTCTGGCTCGTATGGCCTGTCATCTTGTGGATCTGCATCCGGTGGCTCGGGCGGCTTTGGCGGCACAGGGGGCAGCGGAGGAGTCCAAGGTGGTACGTACGGTAGGCCCTTGCCAGGCGGATCGTTATTTTGTGAGGTTCCCATCAAACTTCCTTATTGCAGCCTTCACCGGCGGACTGACTTCAGCCGTCTTCCAAAATTCGTACACTGACTTCGCCCAAACCTCGTCTGTAAGCTTCGGCACAATGCCCGCCTGGATTTGTGCCGGCGGACGAGCTTTCAGAAACGCAGCCAATCGAAGCCCCTGCTGAGTATCAAGTCGTCCGACTACGAGCAAGGCCTCCAGGATGTCAGGTACTCCCCACTCTTGCTCAGCACCTGCTTTGTCTAACAAACGATCCATCACCACGTTGATATCGACAGGCGCTATGAGTGCCAACCTATCCTTGAGCTGCTCAGCCATGTCAGGGGTAGCGAGCAGTGCGGTAAGCAGCTCGGCAGCTTCCGAAGACAGTCGGTCTTCGTCTGTGATGATCGGAGCATGCTCACGACTGACGTAGATTGCCCCCCGCAGATCTTTGTCTGCCAACGCAGGAGGCAGGGCGAGCCACTCTTTGACGAAAGGAAGATCCCAGGGCTGGTGGAGCGCTAGGGCTTTGCCCAACTTCATATCAGCTTCCCACTCGCCAAGCAGCACGGGCTTGCCGTCCTTGTGGGATGCCACCGCCTTCATCAGTTCTTCGTAGGCCTTTGGGTTACCGCTACGCTCGAAAAGCATCAGCTTGACCAGCACCGCTTCATCGACACCCACCCCTTGGGCACGAGAGATGCTCATGCGGATAGACAGGGCGTTCAGGAAGCGCTTGATTAGTCGAGGGTTTCCCTGGATACCTGAGGCAGACGTCATGACTGCAGCCAGGCGCTCAGCGGTGTCGAACTTGCCGATCAGGTCTGTGGGGTAGTCGCTATACAAGCTCTGCATGAACGCGCGATCCACTCGGTTGCCCTGCCAGGTTGTCCGAAGCTGTCCGCGCACCTGAACCCGAATTTCTTCGACGACCTCTTTGGGCAGCTTACTGTTCTCCAGGAACAGCATCATCATGTACGCCCGGACTTCCTGGGTACCCAGGGGAGGAACACGAATCGGCACCTGAATCAGTTTGTCGAAATAGCTGGTCACCAAGACATCATCGGGCACGCCGCTAAAGTGCTTGCGCACCGCGTGCTTGATCATCTCGTTGTCCGCAGCGATAACGAACGCTGTATTGCGTAGGAACAGGAAGAGTCGAATCGCTTCCAGCGTAGAGATAGTGGTCTCGGGCAGGCAGCGATCCAGGTCGTCGATCAACACGACCAGGGTGACCCCCAGCTCTTCCAGGATGGTCTCGAAGTTATCCCTGAGTGCTTGGATTTCCTTCGGCGGAGACTTTTTGGCAGGTGCGCTACTCCATAGCTTGCCGGCCTCATCCTTGGCTTTTTCGGCAGTGTCGTGCAATGCCTCGATGGCATCCTGATCGACCTGCCCAGATCGAACTCGGTCAACAAGGCCGATGATCTCGCCTAGCAGGCCCGGCGCGGGTACTCCCGTAGCAAAGGACAAGGCCGTGCTGCCGGCGAGCTTCGCAGCCCGGAGCCAATTCACCCGTGAAAGCAGCTCAGAAGCTTTATCTAGACCTTTCGCGCGCTTCTTGGCCTCGGCTTCCAGACGCGTGGCGATCACGTCCATCAGGGCGGCGCGGGCGTCATCGTAGCCTTGGTACAGCCAAGCGTTGAATTCGACGAATACAAAGTCCTTCGCAGGCTTCTCCTCGACTTGGGGCGGAGCTTTGAGGGACGCCTGGATCAACTTGATCATGGACGACTTACCCGCGCCCCACGCACCAGACACACCGATGGAAATCGGGCGGCCATCAGCTTGGTAGACGATCTCGGCGACCGTGTCAGCGACCCCAGAAAAGTTTAGGAAGTCTGTTTCCGTCTCGTTATCTACCCACATGGAAACCCTCCCTGGACGTCTTCAACGTGAAAGCTTTCCGAGTGAAAGTTGTCAGCGTGAAGCAATGGCAACCATGCACCATAGTAGCCTTTGCACTTGGCCAATGGCCACCACCTAACGGAGCAATGAGATGAGGAAATATCTCGTTACGTTGAGGTTAGTCAGGAACAGGTCGCACGCGCCTGTTACCTGCATTCCAGCATCTATGCGTGCTGGCTCATTTTCTACCTGGTGTACTTGCCGCTGCAGCGGTGTGGGGGACACGTGTAGCCCGCAGTTTACGACCGTCCGCTTACGACCCCAAGTGGACGCACAGCCTGGTTGCAATCCTCCGTGCTAACTACGCTACTCGGCTAAGCTGAAAAGCTTAGGCATACATACCTACCGGAACTTTTCGCTGTACCGCCTGCCTTGATGGCCAAAAGGTGAGGCGTTTCATAAGGTTACGTCACTGGGACAGTTCTCTATTCGAGGTGCAAGGGATATGCGCAAAAAAGGTCAGTCTTGGCTGTTACTGCTTATATTCTTTGTAGTGCTCTGGGCAGTCGGAAAAAAGGACTCGCCTAGAATAGAGGCGCCTCTTAGTCAGGCACCTGTGAGGTCCTTGACAACGGCCTCATCACTGGCGCCACAGACAACACAAGAATCTACAACAGAGCACTTCGTCAACGCGGACAAGCTGAACCTGCGCGCTCAGCCAGGCGGAAAAGTGATTTCCCAACTCAACCGCGGCGAGAAGGTGCAGGTCTATGAGCAGCAGAATGAGTGGGCCCGCATCAGCCTTGATGGACAGCCGCAGCGGTGGATTTCCTATAAAAATCTCTGCAGCGGCGTAAATTGCTTTATTAGCTTACAGCCCAAAAGAGAGCGACCCACTCCACAACCAGCTCGCAGCAAAACGTCAGAATATGGTTCATCGTGCCCCTGCTCTTCGGGTCGTATCTGCATAGGGCCAAGAGGCGGTCGCTACTGCATCACATCTGGGGGAAACAAACGGTACGGCGTTTAGCTTTTCTCGCTAGTGGCTGAGTTCTGTAAACCTGCCAATGCCGTCGGTGGAAAGTCGGTCCTCGGATCGCACTGCGTTGGTGCAAGCCTTTGGCCGTAAGCTCATACTCAGGCCTCTAGTGCTGAATTCGGGATACAACCATTAGGCTGCCAAGCGCTAATGAGCCGGCCTGCGTTGACTGCTGCAAGAGATTGGACTAACAACATAGCAGTACTCAACAACCCAAGCAGAAAAGGAAATTTTGCATGAGCATCAAGCCAGGTCCTAAACGCACCAACGAAGATGGCACTCCGGACAAAAGGCAGCGAGTCACTCCTGAAAAGCAGAAGGAGCACCCGGACCTGAAACCCCATAAGCACAAAAAGGGCGAATAGGGAAGAAAAAGCAGCTCTTGAGAGCTGCTTTTTTCTAGGATGTCAAGAGCTCCCTGTGATCGCTCACTGGCAGCTTTGGGTCGAACCTTAATCTCGGATTTCGATGTACTAAGCAGCCCGCGAAATCTAATCAACATCTCGGTGGGCAGAAAGTGAGGCGAAATTTCTATCAGCAGCAAAATGTGTAGGCATAAAAAAATCCAGTCACCGCTAAGTGACTGGATTCTTTGGAGTATTTTGGTCGGGACGGAGTGATTCGAACACTCGACCCCTTGCACCCCATGCATGCCAAGCCACCGTAAGGGCATGATACCACAGGATTTTCCGCCAGGCGCTCGCTGCAACGAAGGCCAACAAGGGCGGACAGCTACGAACAAAGTCACTTCGAAAGTCACTGGCCCATGCCAGCCCGCCAACGGCGTTCTGCCGAGTCACCCTTCCTTTATATGGCTACTTTGTCCCAGCCCTAAGCACCCGTCACCCAATCGGGTGATCTGGCTCGTATTCGGCAAAAATTCCCATGGCCCAGGCCTCCTCGTGCTCCAGTAGAGCCCAGGTCCTGGCCGCCTCGGCAAGCTCCAGCATGTCGGACAGCACGCCGGCATCGACTTCCTTTCGCCGGCTGGCGGCATAGGCCATTTCATTGAGCACCGCGGCGCGTCCGTCCGGATCGGTGACCAGGGCCGAACTGTCGTAGAGCTCGTCCAACCACGGACGCGGGATGCCCGCCAAGCTACTCAACACGGCACCACCAGGACTGCGCATAGAGCACGCCGTCTACATCCTCAACGCCCGTGATGTTCAGCCCCAGACTGCCCATGCCATTCACCTTGGCATCCAGCAGGCGCGGGATGATGTCTTCGCCCGGGGCCGGATTGAACACCCAGGCCTCAATGCAGCAGCGCCCAAGAGCTGCGCTATGGCACTCGTGTAGGTGAACGTCAGCCCTGAGCGGTTTGACCTTCGCGAGCTTTTCGTTGGGGATCGCTACGCCGCGCTCTCGACGGCGAACAAGGAGGAAGTACATGCGGCACCAATACTGTATATCGATACAGTATTTGACCATTCAAACGGATTGCCGGGCCAGTACCGACTATCGACAGGCAGAATTTGCCGCTTCCAGCTGCTTCTCGTACCCGATCCTCTGCCGGCGCTCGGCCAGCAGCGCACGCACCTTCACTTCCAGGCTGTCGCTCTTGCGCAGGCCGGCAGCTGCCCACGGCGGCACAGCCACCTCTGGAGCACGACACGCCACCTGCACCGGCACCTCGACTCGCACGTACTGGACTTGGGGTTCGGCCTTCCCTGCGCAGGCGGCCAGCAACGCGATGCCTGCGAGCACCCCCACCCCTCGCAGGATTCGTCCTGCAGTACTCATAAGCCAAGCTCCTTGTCGATGATCGAGGTGGCGGCAGCGCACTGGTCGCCTCCGGTACGCTCCTGCTGCAGTCGGTTCGCTGCGGCGAAGTCGCCCTTGGCGCTGGCCGCCGCCTCGTCCACGGCCTGCGCCGCCTTGGCCTGGCGCTCTTTCGCGGCCAGAGCCAGTTCACCCAGGGCCTTACCCTGCTCCGCTGCCAGCCCAGCGAGGTTGTCGCGGGCTGCCTTGCAGGTGGCCACCTGGTCCTGCTCGGTGTCGAGCAGCGGGCGGAAGTGGCTGGTGGTGGCCCAAGTGCCGACGGCCATGCCGAGCAGGATCAGCAGGCCGGCGCCAGTGAGGCGCAGTGCCCAGGCCTTCACGACAGCACCCGCACGGCCAGGTCATACAGCGCTTTCCGCTCGTGCGCCCCGTGCGGCACCCGTCCCGGCTTGCCGGTATTGATTATGCTGCCGATGTCGCTGAAGCGGCCGGCGTCGGCCAGCTCGTTCAGACCATGGGTGGCCCACCACCAGGCGGCGGACTGGGCGGCGTGCTCTGGTTGCTCGAGTAGTTCAGGTTGCTCGAGCAGCGGAAGGCCCAAGGCCTGGGCGGCAGCGCGGTAGTTGTCGCGGCCGGTCAGTTGGATCGGGCCGCGCCCACGGTACCGCCAGCCGTCGCCCTGCTGGGAGTTGCCATTGCGGCCTGCATAGGCGTCGTTCGCGATCGCTTCAGGCTTCCGCGCCAGCGCCACGGCCTTCGCGTTCGGCTTGCCATCTGGGCCGCGGTACCGGCTCTTCCAGGTGGCCGCCAAACCCTCGGCGCTGTAGTTCAGGTTCTCTACCAGCCTGCGCAGCTGACCAGACTCGTAACCGACCTGGGCGAGGAAGGCCGCCTGCCGAACTTGGCTGTCGATCTTCCAGCGTGCCATTGCTCGGTTCAGTGCTGGCACAAAAATGCCCGCGACAGGGCGGGCATTGGGGAGGATCTGCAGCAGTTGCTGCTCAGTTATCGGCATCTATTATCTCCAGGCACAAAAAAGCCCGCACATGGCGGGCATTCGTGATATCAGGGGTTAATTGACAGAAAAGTCCTTTAAAACCCCATGCTTTGTTACTGTCGCAGTCATAACTTTGGTTTCCGGCTCAGTCCCGGAAAAGCCGCTCTGCTTGAATGCCCACTGATGGCGAGAAGATCCATCAGCCATCGGCATTGTCGCCAATGGGGCGCCAAGGACCTTTTCCACCTCGGCAACCGTGGTCTTACCCTGAACGAATTGCTCAACAGCAGGCGCTGCTACTGAGTAGTCATCGTCGCCACACGCGGCCAGCAGAATGACGACGGAAAATGCTGCAATGATTTTGTGCATGGTTGGCTCCATTCCCTTGAAGCCACATCTTACCATCACAATGCACGGAATCTGATGCCGTCGAGCCCAATCGTCGTGGGCGAAACGCTGGTGGCTGACACCTCGCCATTCGCGAAAACGGATATTGTCCCGCCTCCAGTTGCCGGGTACACGTGGGCCGATGCCGGGCGCGTGCCTTCTGGCAGGGTGAAAATAACGGACGAAGCGCCCCCACCCGTCACGACACCGAACAACTCAACAAAGCCGTCGTCACCAATTTGGTATCCGGCTGAAGCATACCCAGAGCCTTTGTTTGTCCAGCTATTCTGAAAAACGGAAACAAGGATTGGCACGCCATAGAACTGGGTCCATACGGCGTCAATGCCGCGCCGGCCGCATGTTCTTGGAACGCCATCAAGGGTTTTGATTACCTGGGAAGTAGCCCCGTTTGCATGCTTCTCTGTGAGCAAGTGCCCACTGAGCGGCCAGCCGTTCGATTCGAATGCAAATTGCCTGGTCATGCCGAATTCATATGCTGTCGGTAGATCGGCAGCCAGAGATGGCTTTGTGTCGTGGCTCAGGTTCCAGTTCGTGTTGGCTTTGACTGTGCTGAATCCTCCATCGCCCAGGACGAAGTCCTTGATGGCTGCGCGATATATCCAGTACACGGCGAATGTGTCTGGGTGCAGCCCCTCTCCAGGGCGACCTATAGCAGTAAGGTCATCCATCCAGAACCCTGGGGCATTCTTAGTCTGCTGCAGGTAGGCGTAAGTATCGAAGTATGCGCAGTCGAACTCCTTGCAGAGCTGCAGGTAACAGTTCCGCAGGTCTTCGTACCACTTTGCGTCCTGGTTGAAGGTTGGACCATATGTGCTGTTCGGCCCCATCAACAGGATGTTCAGGATGGTAGGTCCGCCATATGGAGTTGCACGAATTGCCGTCAGCTTGGCGCGCGCGTCGGTCATGAAGGTTTCGAGTGGGTTAACCTTCGCCGCATCGTTGATGCCATACTTGATGATGAACAGGTAGGTTGTGTCGCTGATATCAGGAATAGCGTTTAGATCAGACCACGATGTACCGCTGACACCTCGGTTTGTGATGACGGCGTTGTTGATACCGGCATCCTGAAATGCCATCGCTACGAGCTCATGTGCCTGTTTTGGGTAGCCCTCGTTCAATTCTACAGTGCTGTCGCCAAACATGAAGACCTTGAATGTCGTCCCGAGCGTCACACCCTTCCAGAACCATGCGAAGTTTTCGCGGCCGATCATCAGGCCGTTGACGTCGTCCGCATACGTGTTCAGCTGGGTGACTTGCCCGGCGATCTTGGACGGGATGAGTAGCTTTCCGTCCTCGATTCGAGTTCCGAATTCGTTATCAGGAATAGCGCTCAAGGTCACAGTCCTACCCCCAAGGCTAAGCGGCCGCGGCTGCTTGCCAACACCGGCGAATGCTGACTGAACGTCTACGAAATCTCGATCAGAGACCACTGCATCGCGCACAGCTGAATCAACATTGCGCGCTACCGCGCCGGGCATTGTCTGCTCAAAGCCAACGTAGGTTCCGCCACTTGTAGAGGCAAGTTGAGACCGCAGGGCGGCATCGCCAACAGAAACAAACTTCGGCTGATCGACAACCCAGTTCTCAACTGTGGTGTAAGGGAGATTTAGGCCGGGGCCAGCGCGCCAGTACTCTCCATCTTTCTTGAATACCTGGTTCACTCGCTCGACCAGGATCGGACCGTCGTCATAGTTTCCGAGGAACTCGTATCCGATCGCCGCCAGAGCCGTGTCGAAGTCCTGCTTCTGCCCTGCAAGAGTTTTCCTTTGAACCCCGAGACGGTCTTGGACCGTAGGGTTGTTCGAATTCACGTAGACATCGATGATGCCCGAGTTATCAAACAGGTCGCGAGGATCGCTCGAACCATCAGTACCTACCGGGTTGCCAGTGTTGTAGCGCATATTTTCTCCGGGCATGAAAAAGCCCGCTCAAAGGCGGGCATGCTCGATAGGTGCCGGTCAGGCCGGCGGGGATGAGTTGTCGTATGTGTAGACACGTTCGTCGTATGGCATCGCTTTCATGGCCACGTTTCCGTTTGCAGGATCTGAGCTCGTGACCAGCGCAGGGTATGCCCACTTCGTCGCTGGACCGAAGATCACATGAGGCTGTTCGAGAGGGCCGCCTATGACCGGAGCGAAGTCGAACTGGTTCACACTCACGGTCCTGTCATCAATCCTCGTGGCTGGCCATGGACCTGAAAGGGTGCCGTCCAGCTTGCGGACGCCGATCCAATGCTCACCGCCAGCGGACCAGTCGAGGACCTCAGAGGCTTTAAGCACAGCGCCTGCGCCGGCCTGCTGATACCCTGTCAGGATTGCGCTCTGGCACCGCTTTGGCAGATCGTCAGCAATCACGGCGAAGCTCAGATAGCCACTGTTCCGGCCGTCCAGCTCAGTCTCCCAGCTGTAGGTATCGGTCCTGAACTTCTGATGGCCGCGCCGACGCATACCGATACGCCAGGCGCGAGTCTCGTCAGAAACCCCGGGGAGCTTGATCTTCTCTACCTTGAAGCCTTCGTCGCCTGGCCATCTGCACTCAACCGTTTCCCAGGCCCATGTCTTGATCGAGTAGTACTCGATATCCACGCCGTCGAAGTCGTTGATCGACGGCATTGAGCCGCTGATCTTGAGCATCTTGGTCATGTTCTGCGGGGAGTACGCCTGAGTTTTTGGGCCGTACTGTATCGCCTCAAAGATCGGTCTTTTCTCGTCCCTGACAGGCCGCAATAGCCCGCGGAACACGACCAGTTCGGCGAAACCGCAGGCCAACGCGTTGTTCACCATGTCCTTGACGGTTATTGACGAATCGAGTGTCTCGTCGTACCTGTCGCCTCGCGAAACGCATGTGTTGTGGAATGCTACCCACTCCGGCATATCGAAGTCATCATCGGTGTAGCCTCGCTCGCGCAATTGATGAAGACACCACGGGACTATGTCTCTCGTTGCGCCAACGCCGCCGCCGACTAGCGGCAGTATTCGTGTGACCTCTGCGCTTATCTGGCTCTCAGACTGAGCAGAAAGCCTGTCGCCGCCGCGGATCTCGGCCGTCATCACGGTAAGGCCCGGGTAGCTAGTTGGGGAATTCATCATTCTCCCGCGCAGGTCATACCAGGTAGCGTCGTCACGGGCTTCAGAGTTTCCGTTTGGAAGCCGGCGAATCCTCGCCTCTGCTCGCATCGGGTATGGAAGAACGATCCTGTTGGTGAATCCCTGTGCGTCCAGAGAACTACCGGTGTGCGTGTACGTCAACTCGGTCCATGCTCCCGCCGAGTCCATATCGCGATACTCAAAAACATGCGAAGACGACATATCGTAGATTTGACCTTCTCGCCCTATCCCGCAAAGACCACTGGCGTAGAACACACTCCACTCTAGCTCTGAAACCTTCTCTCCCTCTGGACAGCATGCGAACGGACCTCGATAGCCGCCCTGGAAGTTCGATGAATCCAGGGTGATGATCGCCACGACAGACTGCATCGTGTCGAACCCGGGCCAGTCCTCGTCTACTGAGCCGTCAGACGCAAGCCTCTCAAGAGTGATTGCGCTGGCGCTGAAGGCGGTGATCCTGTATCTGAGCCCGCGCGGGCCGATACTTGCCTGTCCAGTTCCTGGGGTTAGGCCGATCACCGGCGAACCACCGTCGTAGTCGAGCGTCATTTCTGCGGGATCGCCGCCTGACGCTGGCGAGTAGCTGTTGACCACGTACAGGCCGGCATTGCTGCCGGCAACCTCAATCGTCATGCCCGGATAGGGATTCAGCATCTCCAGCGGACCGCTGATGATGTCGCGCGCCGCCCCGCCATCGACCGCGGTGTACGAATACGGGGCCACCACCCTCAAAATCAACCCAGAGAACCAGTCCGCTGGGAATGCTCCAGAGCCTGATGGGATGCTGATGGTGTCGCCAGAGAACTGGTACACGGCAGCATTTGCTGACCTCGTGAGATCAGTGGTCACAGTGAGTTCAAGGCCAGCCGATCCATTGGAACTGGCGCCGACCTCTGGGACGTTGAACCAGTTGATGTGCGCCGGATCAGCCGACAAGTCAGCGCCCGGCGGGTAGATATGGAACTGAGCGTCAGACCCTAGCGAGATAAGAGGCGTCTGTCCGACACGAACCTTGTTCGTTGGGATCTGATAGCTCCCCTCGCCGATGTAGAGGAGCATCTCGATCCTCTGATCTCTCGGGCCCTTGAAGGATCTGCGCGGCTGGCTCAAGTACGATGGATAGGTCCTCTGGAATCCGGCGATCTGGCGCACAGCATCGCCGAGCTTGACCTTGTTCCCCTTTGCGCTGGCCTCAGTGAGTGGGTCGCCCTGCTGGGGCCCAGCGGTGGAGGGCATGCCCGGCATCTTCGGCATGATTGCCTTGAGAACTGCCTGGGCGCCTTTGAACAGGGCGAAGGTGATCGAGAACGGGTCAGTGCCCTTCGGCTCGCGGTAGATCTGCAGCAGGTCGGAAGGCTTGAACTTCACCTTGTGCCACAGGCTCTGCTCGATCACCTCGTCGTTCAGCAGTACGCTGATTGGCGGGCTTCCCCGGCGCTCGTAGGATGGTGCCTGGCTCTTCAGCCATGCCTCAATAGTCATGCGGCGATCGGTCTTCCAGTCGCCGAGCGGCGCTGTGTCAGACAGCTTGTTGGGATAGAACTCGACGGTCACGGTAGTACACCACCTTTGAATGAGCGGCTTCGAACTCGCCGGTTGTCCGGACGCAGGCTCCGCCGGGGTTTGTGTCCAACACCTTCAGCCGGCCCTCGCTTTCAATCACCACTCCAACATGCAGGCAGAGCGGGCCGCGAAACGCGGCAGCGATGGCGCCAGGCTCCGGGGCACACTCTTCCATGTCCTGGCGAAGGTCGTGATAAGCCTCGGTATTGGCCTTAACCTTGTCCTTTCCCACGGCGCCGAGGCTGGGCAGCAGCGGCAGGCCGAACACCTCATGGCGCACCGCGATGCACATCCCCCAGCAGTCGAAGGCAATAGGCCCCCGTGCACCCTCGCGATACGGGGCGCGCATGAATTTTTCGATCATGGCTATAGGTACTTGAGCCCAGGGGCAAGAGAAGTGGTAAGGATTCGGCGAAGGCCGTTTGTGTTGAGAAGGTCGAAGAATCCGCAGGTCAGCTTGGCGATACTGTCGTCGCCGTATTCTCGACTCAGCAGGGTCAGCCGATACTTCTCGGCGGGAAATGTGGCGTCAGAGAGGAGGTATCGTCGGAACGTCACGATGATCCGTTTACCCTGCTCTTTTGCGATCTCTATCGCCTCCTGGACCTCGCCGGTCGTGTTATCCAGTCCAATCACCAGGTTCTGGAATGCGCTGTTGTCGTTCTTCGGCAGGGCTTGGTCCATGGCCATTGCCGTGAAAAACAAGGTGCGCCCGTCCTCCGTTGAGAATGTCCGGTCTTTGAATCCAGAGCAGTACAGGTACTGCCTGGGCTGACCCTCCCATGTAGCCTCGATCGTGTCGACGAAGCTGCCCATGCCTGAGGCGTAGCATTCTTCGATCAGGCTCATGACTCAGGCCACTCACGGTTTACAGCGACATCGATGATGTTCTTGTTGAACCAGAATTCAGGGAACTGCTCCCATCCATCTGGAATGAGAGGCCGCTCACGCAGTTCAAGCCGCGCCGAATACCGCCAGCGGCTTACCTGGACCAGGCTTGGCCCTTCGTATATGGCCTGGAAGTGGGCCTCGTACAGCTTGAAGCCAACGGGTGTGATCAGCGGGCACTCGAACCACTCAAAGCCGTTGTTCAGCGTGCGCGCATACCAGGCCTCGAAGAATGAGGCCTGAGCCTGGTCGAAATTGAAGTTCGCTTGAACCTCGGTCGGCACGTAGTCATGGACGACCCGGTACCGGCGCCGCCCAGTGACCATCGGCGTGGCCAGCATCGGGTCCACAGTGTTGAGGCCATACCCCTCTTGTAGAGGGGGTGGCAATTCGGCCGGATACTGAATCATTGCCACTCCTCTTAGGTTCCCTGGCGGCGCAGGCCATAAGCGCTTTCAAGCGCCTGGGCGCGTTCACCGCCGCCGAAAATGTCCGCCACAAAGGCATCAACCTGCACGCTTCCATCTTCGGCAGTGCGCTGCTGGACGGTGCCTGCCCTGCTTTGGTCCTGGATCAGGTTCACGTAGACGTTCGCTTGTGCGGCTGCGGGCGATTGCTCCCCAGAACTACTGACCTTGCTCATCGAGATGTTTTCGCCGGCGAAGGAGACCCTCTCGTTCGAGTTGATCGCCTCTAGCAGCTCCCGATTGCGCGCAGTTGCCTTGGCATTCACAACGAACTCGCCATTGCTGAGGCGCGCAGGGATGCTGTCGGAGGTTCCAGTTCCCGATCCGGAGACGTATCCGCCGGTGGCGAAGCCCTTGATCAGTGCGAAGGCCGCCAAGAGCGCCGTACCGCCGACCACAGCCGCCGCACCGAACGAGCCGATAGATGCGACGAGCGCCGCCGGCAGCCATGCGCTGGCGGTGGTTGCCGCTGCCGCTGTCTGCGCGGTGGTTGTCGCTGTCGTGGCTGCGATGCTCGAGGCAGTTGCTACGCCGTCAGCAGCGACTTTCGCCGTGGCAACCGCAGCCGCACCGGTGGTTTCCGCTGCCGTCACCGCGCCGACCTGCGCGATCTGCTGGGCAGCCAGGGCGGCAGAGGTTTGCCCGAAGGCAAGCTGAATGCCCTGATTGATCAGCCACTGTGCGGCCATCTGTCCCAGGCCGTTGATCACCCCGCCGACCAGGCTTCGCAGGACCTGCTGCGCAGACTCACCGAACGTCTGGCCGTCCAGCGCCATCTTCTCGAATGCGCTCCCGACGCCGGTGGTTATGGTGCCGAATGCATTGGTGAAGATTGACTGCGTCTGCCCGGCCACGTTTGTTGCCGTGGCCTGGAAGTTCTGCAGCGCAGCAGTCCACCCGTTGATAGGGTTGAGTATCGCCTGATCCATCTGGGCCCACCCGGCCTGCTGGGCAGCAAGCTGCTTGGGCAAGAACTCATTGTTCAGGTCAATCTGCGCCTGCAGGTCCTGGCGCTGCTTCTCCGTCGTGGCGTTCGCCAGTTCGGTGCGCAGCTGTAGGATTCGGTCGTTGGTCTGCTGCTCCAGCTGCACGCGCTGTTGCATGCGCTGCGTCTGCTGGTCACCCATACCGACGCCGGCGGCCGCGATGCTGTACTCGCTGCGCTGACCTGCAAGCTGACGCTCAAGCTGCGCCCGGTACTGTTCGGCCTGGGTGAGGCCTTGGGCGCCCTTTATGGCTGCGGCGTAGTTGATCGAAGCTTGGGCCAGGGCCTTGCCGTACTCCTCCTGGGTGATCTTTCCTTTGCTCAAGGCAAGCTGCAGCTGAGTTTGCTCTTTGGTCAGAGCGCGGGCGGCCTGGGCGGCCGGGTCATACTGGTTGTACAGGCGGGCGAATGTGGTTTCCGCCTCAGAAACACCCTTGTTGGCACCTTTCGGCTTGTTCTTCTTCGCCTCCCGCTCCTTGATGTCGGCGATTTCCTGCTCGATGTTTTTGCGCGACTGCGTGTACTTCGTCTCCTCGGCAGCGTTGAATACACCAGCAGCAACAGCCTTTGCCTTGGCCTTGTCGAGGTCAGACAGCTCCTTGTTCAGGCGCTGGGTCTGGGTCATCGAAGATTTGTAGGTAGCATCGAGGGCGTCCAGTCCCTTGCGACCCTCCTCCTGGATGCGGCGCCGCTTCTCTTCTTCTTCCAGGGTTTTCGCGTTGGTCTGCTGGATGCCCTGGCGCTGCTTCAGTTCAGCCTGGAGGCTTGCTATGCGCTCGCGGGCGTCGTTGTCCTCGTATGCCGTGTCCAGGGTGCTTTGCAGGTAGGCGATCTTCTGCTGCAGCTGGGTGATGGCCTTGCCTTCGCTCTCGACGCTCTTCCGGCCAATGCTGGCGAAAGCGTCAAGGACATCGTTGGTGGCATCCTTGATGTTGAGCCAGCCGCGCTCGATAAGGCCGAGGTTCTCGCGGATCTTCGACGTGCGCTGCCCCATGGCTTCGGCATAGGTGCGCTCGGCCAGATCTGCAGCTGCTACTGCATTGCCCTGGTCCTTCAGCGCCTTGATCTGGGAATAGACCGAGGCTGTCAGGAATCGGTACTTCTCATCAAGCTCAACAATCCCGGCGACCGGATCCTTGCCGAGCTTGATGAATTCGGCGACTGTGTCCTCAACCGCCTTGCCGGTGACCCGCTGCATCTCCACGGCAGTGGTGGTGATCAGTTTCAGGTTTCCAGTGGTGTTCACGCTGGCTGCTGTCAGTTGAGCCAACGCGCCAGCGGCCTGCCCAAACGTTCCGGTCACCTGGTCGGCAGAATCAGCCAGCGCGATCAGTTGCGCTTCTGATGCCTTGGAGAAATTCCCCGTCAGAATGAGGCTGTCGCGCAGCGCATCGCTCTGCTCAGAACCCTTGTAGTAGGCCAGCGCCAGCGCGCCAGCCGCGGCGGCGGCCACTGTGAAAGGGTTGACGAGGCCAAGTATGTACCCGCCGAGCGCTTGGGCCGCAGGCCCGATACCGCCGAACATGTCCTTGAGCTGGCCGCCTTGTTGCAGCAGTACGGTCAGCGGAGCCTGGCCAGCCTGCAGGCTCACGGCGATGTCGGTGAACTGAGCAGGGACACCGCGCAGCGCGGCGCTGTAGGCCTTGGCCGACATACCGGCCTTATTCATGCTGGTGGTCGACTCGCCGAGAGCGTCACGCATCGTGTTGATGCGCTGGGTATACTCGACGAAGGTGTCACTCTCGACTACTCCGGCTTTTTTGAGCTTGGCCAGCTTCGCCTGCATGTCGTCCAAGCGGCCCAGCGCGGCGACTGTCGGGTTGATCTGGCCGAGCAGTTGGGCCAGTTCTTTACGTTGGTCGTCGAGACTGCTGCTGACCCCATCAGCGGACGCAGCGGCGGCATCGCCGGCCCGAGTTAGACCATCAAGCGAGCCGGTCAGGTCATCCGCATTGCGCTTTGCCCCGCGCGAGTCGATCGTCACCGCCAGGCGGGATTCTTGCGCCATGTCATCCTCCGGCGTCATCGCCTCTTGGGTTTGTTCTTGCGTTCTTCTTCGGCGCTCGCCTTCTCCTGCTGCTCGTCCCAGTGCTTGCGGAACTCGTCATCAAGGGCGTAGATCGCGGCGTCGAACTCTTCGCGGCATATCGCGGATGGGTTTCGGGAGAGGTATTCGGTGATGGCCGCGGGTGAGATTGGCGCCGGCGCGCCGACCATGCCGATGTACTGGCGAGTGCGATTAATGACGGAGTAGGCCTCCAGCACTTGGGTGGTGACCTCATCGATATCCGGCATCGGAGGTGGCGGGGCCACTCCCTTCAGCCGCTCACGCTTCCACCGCTCCTTCTCCGACGCCGGCCCTGACCAGTCCCTGCCCCAGAGATATGCCGCTACTGCTTTTCCGCTGTTACTGCAGCCTTCTCTTCGATGCGCCTGGCGATGTCGTGCCCAGCTTGCAGTGCGGCGAAGTAAGCGGATGGCATTTGTTCGAACAGCGCCTTACACAGGGCCGGGGAGTATGGCGCCGGTACACCTGGGGTCTCAGAAATGTCGACGCCTTTCCAGTCCGTGACCAGGTGGGTGGCCACCAGGTCGAAGTAAAGGTCATCGCTATTCTCGAACTCAACATCGGGAAGGCTGGCGATTCTGAACTCGGCGGTCCCCACGCCGCACTGGCTGTTGATGGCGCTCATATGACGGTTCAGTACAGCAAGATGCGATCGATACAGCGGGGCAGCAATCGATCCAACCAAGATCTCTGCCCCAGGCGCGATCTCGACCCAGCGCTGGCCGTTGATGTCCAGCTGAGGCTTCTTTGCAATGGTGATGCCCATGATCTTCCTCTGCGGTAAAAGGCCCGACGCACACCGCAGGGCGCGCCGGGCAAAGGGTTAAACAGTGACGGTGACTGCGCAGGTGTCGGTCTTGGTGCCGTCTGCGGCGCTGGTGGCGGTGATGGTGGCGGTGCCGGCGGCGATCGCGGTTACCAGGCCAGTGGCGCTCACACTGGCGATAGCCGGGGCCGAAGAAGTCCAGGTGACCAGCTGGCTTGCGCCTACTGGGGTCACGACAGCTTCGAGATCGCCAGTTTCGCCAACCTCCAGCGCCAGCGTGGCCGGCGTCACGTTTACCGCGGCGATGGCGATCGGCGCCGGCAGGCGGGTGATGGTCGGCGGCACGCGGCGGGCGGTGTATTTAAGCTCCAGCTCAACGATGTCTGTGGCTCCACCATCAGGCCAGTCACCACTCACTTCCATCTCTGGGATGGAGAAGGTGTACCCGCCATCCGCATTATTCAGCGTGAATTCCAAGCTCAATGCGCTGCCGGTCTGCTGGGCTTTCCAGTACTCGTAGGCAGTCTTGGACCAGCTCAGGGTGATCCCACCAGACGGAGTAAAGGTGGTTTGGAGGATATTCCCCGGGAACGGGTTGCCGTTGCCGATGCAGCGCTGGGTCTGAGAGTTGTTCGTGAATTGCAGGCTTAGAGAGCTCACGCAGGCGTTGTCATCACCCAACTGCACGCCGTTGATCTTCAGGCCGGTGACGTCCTTGAATCCATAGCGCCGCTGGTTTGCCTCTGGCGCCGGGCTGGCGATGTACGACGTGTTGTCGGCCTTGTCATCCCACGAGGTGGCCATGAACGTGGTGGTGACGCTGATCTCGTTGTCGCTTGGGATCTCGATGTTGATCGTGTCGACCTGGGCACCGCGGGCGATACCAGCGATGCCGACGTCAGCGTCGTATGACGCGATGGAGAACGAGATTCGCTCGTTGCCCATGGTCAGGACATTGGCATTCCAGTTCGCGCCGAAGCACGACGCCAGGAATTCGTCCAGCGCGCCGTAGCGGAATTTGGTTTCGACATCGCCGCCTACATCGACCGTGGTCTGGGCGGTGCCTTGGGACATCCGGTCTTCACCGATCTCGTTGTTCTCTTCGGTGTTGTAGGTTGGTCCCAGGCCGAAACTGGCGCGCGTCAGCACGTTCCATGGACCTGGCGGGGTGATCCCCGGGGTCACTTCGCGAATCCACGCGGTCGAGCGTTTTGCACCGCTACTCATGGGGTGTTTCTCCTATCGATAGGCGTAAAAAAACCGCCATGTGGCGGTGCAAGTGGTGGGCTCAGTAGGCCCGATATGGGATCGACACGTTGACCTGGTACCAGCCGTGGCCGTCATCGCCGATGGTGCTGGCCGAGGCCGCGTAGCAGTCGAATGGGCCGGTCGGGTCGCTGTAGAACTGGAAGTGTTCGACCAGCGTGTCGGCGGCTCTGGTGATGGCCAGGGTGCCCTTGTAGCTGGGTACGAACAGCTGGACGATGATGATGCCGGTGCGACGCACGCAGGGCCCGATGCCGATCTCCGGCGCGCTGGACAGGCCAGGTACATCGGCCAGCCTGGCCCATATCGGCTTGCCGGCTGGGTTGAAAGGCCCTTGCGGTGGATTCGGGTAATCGACCGCTTCAGCGGGAATACCCGCCCACTGCTGCATGCGGCCTATCACGATGGCGCGGATCTGTTCGAAGGTCATGAGCTATAGGCCTGGGAAACGCCGTTGAACGACACCGCATAGACGCCTCCGGGCGCCTGCTTCGAATGGCCGTCCTCCAGCGCGGTGGCGTATGGAAGGTTGTTCTGGATATAGACCTGCGTGTACGGCTCCAGGCCGCTCATCGCGGATAGCCCGCGCTGGATGGTCTCCGATCCCGACGGATCGAGATTCTCGCTGCTGGCGTACACTGGCGCGCCCACGCTCACGATGTTGTTGCCACGGAACCGTCCGGTATCGACTGGTGACCGCAAGACAATCTCATTGAGCATGGCCAGGGCAATTACTCGGACCCTCTGCGCTAGCTGCTCCTCGACCACACCAGCGAAAGCGCTCGGCGGCGTGCTCCACCCTCTTCCTTTGGCCATAGTCACTTCCTTAGCTGGATCTCGTAATGCGCCTTGGCCGGGTCGATGCCAGGGCTGACGATGCGGTACGTGACTTGCCGGCCGGTGAGCAGGTCGTCGGCCGTGATCTGGTGTCCAACAGCTGGCTTGTCCGTGACTTCGTTGGCCAGGCAGATCAGCAGCACATCACCCACCAGGATGTTGATGTTGTCGATCCGGCGGCTGTCGTAGCTGTCGAACACGCCGCGCCCGGTGTAGGTCACCGGCTGGGCCGTGCTGGTCTCGCTCACCGGGTCCCAATCGCCTGGCCCCATGTAGGAGCCGGTGAACGGGAACACCGCATCCGCGAGGTCGTCGTCGAACGCCGCAGCCAAGTCAGCCTGGACTTCATCTCGCAAGCCCATGGTTACCCCCTGTCCACGGCAAAGGTGAACGGGTTGCAGCGCCAGGGCGAAACCAGGGCCAGGGCGAACTGCACGCCCTCAGGCTGCGCGCCTGCGCTGTTCCGGTCGAGCGCAGCATAGGTGCGGCTGGTCGATACGGAACCTGCCTTCACGCTCTTGGCTTCGAGCGATCCCTCCGTCTGCTGCTGGTACAGCTGGCCGGTGGACGCGACCAGAGCCAGCTGGGCCCCGGCCTGCTTCACTTCCTCAGGCACGGCATCCATGTCGATGCCGCACAGGCGGATCGAGGTGAGGTATGCGTTGGCCTGCGCTACCGCCATGGCCTTCTTGTCGTCTGGCGCCCAGGTCGGACCCAGGATGGCGTCGACGTCATCGACGGTGATGTAGGTAGCCATCAGGCCTCCGCTGAGATGGATGGGGCCGAAGCCCCGGCATTACTTGGGCATGTCGTCCACCAGCTTCTGCAGCGACTCTTTCGAGGCGTTGGCCCGGTAGGTGACCCCTGCGGCGTCCAGCTTGGCCTTCAGCTCTTCGACTTCCTTCTCGGCCGCCAGCTGGGCGTTGGCCTGCTGCAACTGCTGGACCTGCTCGCCGCCGCCGGTGTTGTGCGCGCCGGAGTTGTCTGGCTCGGTGCGAACCGATTCGACACCGCCTGTCTCGCCGACAGTCTGCGGACCTACCGTGATCTTGCCGGCGCTGCCGCCGAAGCCCCAGCGTGCCTTGTTGTTCGGGTCGATGTGGTTGTCTTCTGCGAGTGCCATGGTGATCTCCTCGAAAGGGCTCTGTTACGAGCCCAGGGTGGAAGTGATGAACGCCAGCGGCACCTGCTTACGCGACCACTTGCGCTGCCAGTTGGTGGCCAGGGCCAGGTCGGACCAGTTCGCCGATACCGGGCGGGTGGTGCCTGGGGTGCCGGTGATGGTCGCCGACAGGAACGAGTAACCCAGCGGGTGCACAACGAAGTTGCGACGGGTCCACAGGGTTTCGGCGCCACCACCGTTACCGCGGGCCGGCTCGCGGTCGTACTCCATGTCGTCCTCGTCCTGCTCCTCGGCGTAGCCGATGGCGCCAGGGCCGAAGATGATCGACAGGTATTTCTGATCAGGCGCGGTGCCGATCACCGGCAGCCCGTCGTCGATCACCACCAGCATGTTCTGGTAGCGGCCAAACTCGGGCACCTGGTCGGCGATCGGGGTGAAGTCGATCAGATTGAGGATCGACAGCTCGGCGTACACGGCCGAGTGCATGGCGATCACGCTGAGGGCCTTGGTGCCGTTCGGGGTGATGATCTGCGGGGTGTAGTCACCCATGGTCGCCCGGGCGCGGATGACAGCAGCAGCGGTGATGGGGCCGCCAGCATCCACCACCATGTCCCCGCCGTTGCCGGCCACGTTGTCGTTGTAGATGCCCACGACAGTGGCGATGGTGCGGCGCTGGGCCACGCGCTGCCAGTAGCTGGTCAGGCGGCTGGCCACGAACTCCAGCGGGTCTTGGTTGGTGATGTTCTTCACCAGGCTCATGGCTGCCCAACCTTCGTTGAGGTAGGCGGCGCGGGCCTGCATCTCGGCGCTGGTCACCGCCAGCGGCACGGCGATGTCGGTGTACACGTCGTTCGAGTAGTTCGACTCGATGGACGCGTCCAGATCGACCCACCACGGGATGGTGAAGGTGTTGGACGGGCTGGCCAGCAGGCTGGACATGTCGCTGTTGTTGACCAGGATGCCCGACTGGAAGAACGCGGTCTTCTCGACGGTGTTGACGCGCATGTAGTCGCGCAGCTCGTCGCGGAAGACCACATCGGAGAGGATGGTTGGCATTGCTTACTTTCCTTTTTTCTGGGCCGTTTCATGCGCCGCCTTGAGGCGTGCATGCTCGGCGGGGTCATTTCGGCGGAGCTCTACGCGCTCCATGCCGCTCAGTTGGTCCCACGTTTTGGTGGCCCCGCCACCCCCGCCACCGGCAGCCCCGCCGCCACTGGCCTGCGAGCCGCGCACCAGGGAGGCGTAGCGCGGCTCTTTCTGAAACTCTTTGCCGAGGTCTTCCAGCGTGGAGACCGTGAGGTTCCCGCTGGCATCGGTGACACGTACCTGGCCATCGACAATGCGCAGCCGGCGCTCGAGGAACTCGGCCAGGATCTCGGCGTTCGGGCCGTCAGCGATCAGCGCTGCGACCTTCGATGCCGCACCGGTCAGGTCGCGCTTCTCGATACCGGCCTGCAGGTCTGCCAGCTTCTGGCGCTCGGTGGCCAGGGCTTGCTCACTGCTGGCGTACAGCGACTCGTAGTCACCTCTGGCCTTGGCTGCGTCCAGCTCTTTCTGGGTCAGCTGCTCTTGGGCCTCACGCGCCTTGCGCTTGGCTTCCTTCGCTTCGTCCAGCAGGGTCTGGTTCTGGCGCTTGAGTCCTTCAACATCCTCGTTTTGAGGGAGTCCCTCGACCGCGAGGACGTAGTTTTCGCCCTGGGCCTTGTAGAGCGCTTGCAGGGCTGGTTCCAGAGCGTCGAATGCTGCTTTGTCGATCAGGTATTTCATGTCATCCCCCGGATGATTTGCCGTTGGCTCAGCCGCGGGCGTAAAAAAACCGGCTCATGGCCGGCTGTTCATAGTCCTGCACGCTCGAAGGCGCGCGGTTCAAGCTGTCTCAGCTCGTCCAGCGTGATCTGCTTGCCGTTCTGGTCCACGAACTTGTCCAGGGTCAGCTCGCCCTTGCTGAACAGCTTGTAGCGGGCCGGGCCCAGGACATCGATCTGGAAGGCTGCAGGCTGGCGGGCGAGCCACTGCTGGTAGGTGGTCTTGCTCGATACCTGCTCAGCACCGTCAGGCCCGACTGCAGGCCTGACCGAGCCGGGAATCTCCCGCTCGAACTCAGGCTTGAGCACCGGTATCTCGGACGTCCGGCAGTTCCAGTGGAACGGAGGCGACGGCGCGCTGAATGGCACCACCGTGTTGTCGATCGAGCGGCAGAACGGCGATGTGCGCCCGTCCAGCGTGGCGATGCGTCGTTTGCCGGCCAGGATGTCGTCATTGGCTTTGAACGTCTCAGCCCGCGCTGCGCTGGCGATGTGGTTGGTCATCGTGCGCACCAGCGCCGATGCCTGATCCTGCTGCAGCTGGTGCATGCTGGTCAGCCGCCTGGTGATCTGCTGGCTGGTCTCGCCCAGGGCAGAGCCGATCTGGATTTCTCCCACGATATGCGCTGACTTGGCCGTGCCGAACTGGTCAAGCGCGCCAGCGATGCTGATGCGCTGCACCCCAGCCCTGGCCTCAAGCTGCATTGGCTCAGCCAGCGCAGCAGCGGCAACCAAATCGGCGGCCGGCACTTGGGTCTGGACCACGGCGTTGACCACCTGGCCAAGCATCCGTGCACTGAATGCAGCCTCGTATCCGGCGAAATCGCCGAGATCCAGCATCGCCTGCCCTTTGAGATCGCTGTAGATGCCCTGCAGGTCGCGCTGCAATGCGTCGATCTCGCTGGTGTACCTGCGCGTGCCGTAGGCGCTCAAGCCGCCGCGAACGGCTGCCTTGGCGGTGTTGATGGCCTTGGTGATGAACTTGGCCACCCGCTTCAGGTTGCCGGCGGCGTACCGCTGGACGTAGACCTGGTGTCGGGTGGCTGCGTCAGCCAGGTAGCCTTCACTGCTCATCGCCGTCACCTGGTTGCGGCTGGCTGCCCGCGTCGTTGCCGGTCACGGGTGGCTGCGCCTCGATGTCTTCGTCGATGTCGTCGTCCGTCCGGTCCGACTCGATAGTGCCGGCCTGGCGCAGGTTGGTGCGCAGGTCCTTCTTCGCGATGATGCCCTGCTGCCATAGCTGGACCTGGGCCAGGATCATCTGGGCATCCATGGCCTCGTCGAAGAATTCCTGGTTGAGCCAGAATACCGTCCCGGTCATGTCGGGCTGGCCGACCATGAAGCGCTCGGCGTCGAGGATTGCCAGCTTCAGCGCCTCGGACACGTTGCCAGCGATAGTGCCAAGCACGCTGTTGTCCGAGCTGTAGCGGATGCGCACGGCCTCAGCCGTCTCGGCACCGCCGCCCTTCTGGACGATGCGAGCGCCGATCATCAGCATCTGGTCCTGCTTGTCGCGCATCAGCTCCAGGGCCAGCTGGGTTTCCTTGGCCTGCAGCATGGTCGCGCTGCCCTGGGCCCCGAGGTTGATTCCACGGCGAGAGCCAATGTGCACGCCGTTCGGGTTGAACTTGGCGAAATCCTCGGCGGTGATGCTGCTGGTCATGAACAGCGTGGGCTGTGAGCTGATAAACCCGGCCTCCTCCACCGTGGCGCTGTTGCCGTAGTGCAGGATGTTGACGTCGGCGATGTCTTCTAGTGGCCCCTTGTCCACCGCGGCGTCGTTGTTCTCGGCGCCGTAGAAGTGGAATGGAATGTGATCGAAGGTCTTGCCGGCCTGGTCGGTTGGGATGCTCTCCTCGCCTTCCGGGATGTCGTCGCGGTACAGGCGCTGCTTGTACACTCCGTCTTGCAGCACCAGGGCGCGGTACTGGTCGACGATTTCGAACTCGAAGCCGTCAGCACTTTCCTCGCTGATCTGCTCATGCAGGACAACCAGCACCAGGCGCTTGCGGCCATCGATGACCTTCTCGCGCCAGTTGATGATGCTCAGCGCCGGGTAGTGGTGAATCCAGGCCTGCTTGCCGGCTGATTCGGCGGCGGTGCGCGGTCGCCCGGTCTCGCCTTCCAGCTTCGGGTAGTCGGTCAGGAAACCACCCCGGCCTGTATCCAGGCACTCGCCAACCGCTTCCTTGGACAGCTGCTCCAGGCTCGCACCGTCGCCGCTGGCGTTCTCCAGCAGGTACTGCACGCCGGATGGGAGCTGAACCTCGGCCGTCTTGCGGAACACCGCCCCGAGCAGGCCAGTGCGGGTGCGGCCGGTCACGTTGAGGAACATGGCCCGCTTCTTCAGCTGGCGGTACCGCTCCAGATTCTCCTCCGACTGGTTCGTCGGGTCCGGCATCGGCAGGTATTCTTCGTGCTTCCGTATTTCTCGGGCGCCGGCCACGCATCGCTTGACCAGGCGCCAGCTCGGCAGAGCATCGCTGTACTCCTGCCGGGTAGCGCTGTAATTCGGCATGCTGGCCTCAGAATGTGAACGTTACAGGTATGTGCTCGACTCTCGAGCGTTTGGTCTTGGCTACGGCGAAGTAGCGGAAGGCGTCGGATGGGTGGGACGACCAGTCATGGAGCGGCTTGTCTTTCCAGCAGCCGCGCTTGTCGTCCCACTCCTTGCGGTAGCTCTCCAGAGCAGTGATGCCCTCCTCGCACTTGGCTTCGTCGAAGGCGCAGCGGGGCAGAATCTCCCGCGCCTGCTCGACGCCTTCGTCGATGCTCAGCTTCGGCACCACCTGGAAGGTGAGTGAATAGCGCTGCCCGTCGATCTCGTAGCCTTCTCGCGCGATTTCGCGCCGAGTCTTGCCATCGCTACCAAATTCACGGTTATCGATGTCGTGGGGGCCCCAGTGCTCGCCGTAGGTGTATCCGCGATCCTTGAGCACCTTCATGTAGTGCCGCAGGCCTTCGCCGCTGTTCTGGTAGAAGTCGATGACGTGGAATTCCTCGCCAACTATCCGGACGAACCAGATGGCGGTCGAGTCGCCCACGCCGATGTCCCAGAACGTGTGCACCGGCAGGTGGCTGTTGTCAGGCAGCTTGCCGATGCGCTGGCTGGCGTAGAGCTTGGTGAACTGCTTGGCGTAGTAGGCGCCCTCGATCGTCTGCTGGAATGCCTCGGCTGGGATCGATGGGTACTCACGCTTCATGTCTTCGCCTAGGGTCTTCTCCTTGGCGGCGTACCAGGCGCGCTGGCCTGGGTTGGTGACGATGCCGTGCTTGGCGGTCAGGTCGTCGAAGTACTTGGTCAGGCGGTCGGGAATGACCACGCCGGCCGGGTCCAGCCAGTACAGCGGGTTGCGCCACCAGCTGAAGAAGAAGAACTTCCAGTCGAGCAGGCCCAGGGGCACGCCAGCGAGCTGCTGCTTTTCGGCGGACTGGCTGTAGTCGAAGAAGTACCCGGCCCGGCCCTCTGCCGTTGACTCGATGGTGACGAAGCATTCAGCGGCCACAGCCTCGAACGCACCGGTGACGATCTCCCGCGCCTTATGCGGAAACTTGGCACAGATCTTCCCAAACTCGGAAACGTGCAGGTAGCGCAGCGTGCCGCCCCGGAAGGAAGTGGAAACGTAGAGCGATCCGCCTTTGCTGAACACAAGCTCGCCAGCGGCATCGTTGCGAGCAGGATTAGCAGCGCGGATTTCCTTGGGAAGGTGGTCATACGCATACTTGATCTTCTCGCGGAACAGGCGCTTGGCGTCGTTCAGGGTGTGCGCGATCAGAGCGCACTTGGCAGCCTCGAACAGCGCGGCATCCAGCTGGACGATGCAGACCAGCGTGGTGAAGCCCAGCTGCCTGGCCTTGAGGATGATGTTGCGGGTGTGCATCCCCTGGAAGTAATCGACCTGCTCCTGCGTCATGCGGAAGCGGACCTTCTTGCCCTGCTTGTCCGTGATGAAATACAGGTTGTTCAGCCGCCAGAACCGGTCCCGGAGCAGTTTCAGGTGCTCGGGCTTCATGGTCAGGCATCCTTCGATAGTTCATCCATCAGCTGCGACAGCTCGTCGGCGTCTTTCGACTGCTCCTTGTCGTCCAGGCCGAATGCGGTGCGCTCAAGCACCTGCAGGTTCTTCATGGCCGAGGACAGCTGGAAAAGGGTCTTGGCGTTGCTGGGCAGAGCCACAGCCGAAAGCATCGTAGCCCGGCGCATGCCGTTGCTGTCTTCAGCTGTCTCCTCCTCGATGGCTTCCTCGATCTCTTCGCGTCGCTGGATGGTCGTCAGCAGATCATCCATCAGCAGGTTCGCAAGGTTCGTGGCCTTGCGAATGTCGCGGCGGTGGCTGCGAACAACCGTGGCGCCCTCTTCTGCCGCCTCTTCGATGATCTCAGCATCCCGCTCAGGGTTCGCACATTGATCTTCGCGAACCTCGCCGCGAACCAGCTTGTTGCGAACCTCCTTGCGGACCTGCTCGGAAAGGTCCCGCTCCCAGCCCAAGGCCTTTGCCTTCTTCCTGATTGCGGTGTCACTCACCCCGTTGCGGTCAGCGATGGTACGGATGGAAAGCGCCCCGGCCCGGAAGGCTCGTTCGATCACCTCCCAGTCGGGTTGCTTTGCTGTCATGGTGATTCCTTACTGGTCGCGGGCGATCCGAACTGTACGAACCTTGCCGCCGGTGTAAATGTCACGCTTCATGGCGGCGCGCACCGCTTCTTCGGCACTTGCGCCCATGTCCATTGCTGCCAAGGCATAGGCCGAGCCGCTGCCAATCGCGTCAGGGTTGGACGGGTCCAGGTCCTGCCGCCATACACCGGTCTTGTCGTCATGGCCCACCATCTGCAGCCTGCCGCCATCCACCACATAGCCCGAGCACTCGACAGGAACCGGCGATGGTGTTCCGAAGTAGGCCGCAATCAGGGCCTTCTCGTCGCACACGGCACCGGACAGGAAGAAGCTGACGCCATCCACGACGGTGAGCTTTTGGCAGTCATCGGAAACGATGGAGCCGCTGCGGGTCTGGCGGGAGTCGTAGGCGATTACGCCGCCCTTATAGGCAATGGTGGTCATTCAGTTCTCCGCGCCACGAAACGGCGCACCTCTGTTTTGTGGCGCACTTACCTGCGCCGCGACTGATCGAACAACCTGGCCACGTTACCCTTCGAGCGCAGCGCCAGGATGAACAGGATCCCGAATATCAGGGTGCTGGGCACCGAGGTGACCGGCCACTGCCCGTAGAGCAGGATCGCGCCGATGATGCTCAGCCACTCCTGGCCGAACAGCGAGGCCAGGCAGAAGGCGCACAGGCTTGGCAAGAACTTGTAGCTCGACTCGCCCCGCCGGTACATGAACGCGATGACGAAGCAGATACCGCCGCAGAACCCGGCGTGGGCCAGGGTGATGGTTTGGTCTAGGGTCATTGGCCCCCTCGCTTGGGGAACAGGCTGCCAATCGCTGCTGGCAGCTCGGTTACCCACTTCGGCAGTTTGCCGGTGTTGAACGACTCCAGAACGCTGATGCTCACCAGGACCGTGGCCAGGCCGCAGGCGAAGGCGGCAATGCCACTGGTCTTCGTCCAAGCCTGAGCCAGGATCTCAGCAGAGCCGTAGTACCCGCCGATCCAGCCGACGAGCAAGTACCCGAGGCGTTGCCACAGGTTGATGTCCTTCGCCCAGAGGATGAAGAGCAGCGCGCCACCGAAGGCGCAGACAACAGCGTTGAGGTCGATCGTGGGGAGGCAGCTTGCGAGGGCAATGCCGCCCAACCCTACAACCGTGCAAGCTGCTGGGGTAGCGGCATCGGCCATGTTCAGTCCCTTAGTGTTTGTAGCGGAATGGCGCCGGGCCGCGGATGTCGAGGCCGGTGGCGAGCGCCCATAGCGCGAAAATGAGGATGCCAGCGCTCAGTGCGGCAGCCAGGAATGTGGCCCGGCGCTCTTGGGCCGAACCGTCGGGCCTTTTGAGGCCCTGAATGATGAAGACGCAGCCAAGGAAGACATTGGCGCTGATGTCGCGGTGAAGGGCGTAGCTGGCCAGGGCCATGGCGAATGCCAGGAGGCTCCATGCGGTTGATGGCTTCATGCGCTTTCCTACGGGCAACAAAAAGCCCGACACGATGGCCGGGCTTTGTGCGTCACTCCTCAACACGCGCAGGAGTGACAGGATGGAGCAAATTTACGACATGGCGACATGACATTGCAAGCACTTTTGAGGGCCTTTTTCATGCTGCCTCGCCGGCCAGCACGCCAACCGCCTCCAGCATGTGCTGAGCATCGACCAGGGCCTCGTCCACCATCGACTCCAGGTTGTCACGGATCGCCTTGCTCCAGCGCTGGTAGGTGCGCTCGGTGAGCCCCTGCGAATCCCATGTGGTCATGTCGTAGTTCGACTCGGCAAGAACTATCATCTCGCCTGGTTTCGACTCGGCCAATGCTCGGGCATGCTTATTCGCGCGCGCGACTGATTCGGCAGCCGCCTTGTTACGCCAATCCCACTGCCCTTCCCTTTCGTTCTCGCGCGGCTCTGGCGCCTTTGCCTGGGTAACCCTGCGGGCAATGCCCTTGCACTGCTGCGGCACAGCCCAGGTCAGCACCGCCTGCTGGGTGAACCGGCGCGGCGCCGGACTTTCCACCACGGCCACCAGGCGCCCAATGGAATCGATTTTCCGCCCTCGGTGCGTGCTGTACTTCGCAACCAGGGCATTCCAGTGTCGCGGGCTGAGCTGGGCGTGCAGCAGCTTGTGCACGATGCAGTCAGCCAGCAAAGCGGCATCCTTGCCGGAGATCTCGCCCTTCTGCTTGGCCATCTGGACCTTCGGCTCGAAGTCGCAGCCACCGGCGCCGTTGATTGTCTCGGCGGCGAGTGCACGCACCACCGCGGAAATGACGTTGTGGTAGTTCATGCTGCAGCCCTCCGTAGGTCCTTGAGTTTTTGCCTGTACAGGGCCTTGATGGCCTGCAGGTCTTCGATGGTGTAGCGGCGGACCGATTGGTCCCTTTCCAGGGCCTCCACAGCCTCAATGCCATATCGGGCGATGAGACCGAGGCGGTACTCGGCCACGTTGCCCGACAGATACCGGTTGTCGTGCTTGCTCTGTGCGTTGCAGTTCATCTCGTTGAAGCGGAGGTGCGGCGCAGATCCGACGCTGCGATAGTGGCCGGCATCGACTGCGTTACCGTTCCAGTCGAGCGGGCGACCACTGGAGATGCAGCAGTGCCCTTCCAGCCTGTCCCGCTCGCGGATGTAGGCATTGAACGCCTGTTGGGCCTCCCGCAGGTGGTCGCCCTTCGACTTCAGCTTCTCCCGGCGCTCCTTGAGGTCTTCCCGCTTCTGCCTGGTGATGGCCTTGGCTGCCACCTTCTGCGCCTTCGGTTCCTTGGCCGCGGCCAGGGCACAGGCGATGCTGCAAACCTTCTGCGTGGTCACGGTCGGCTTGAAGTGCTTGCCGCAGCCAGGCGCCTTGCACTTCTTCGGCTTGATCTCCTTGGCCTGCATCATGCCGCCCTCCCCGGCGCTCGCCGTAGATCGCCATCATCAGGTCGTCAGGGTGCGGCAGCAGGAGCTGCAGGTGCTCGGCGCAGTACGCATCCAGCAGTTCCAGGTAGGTGGTCATCTGCTGGGTGTTGAAGCTGCGGGTCTTGGCCCGGCCGACGCGATACCGGGTTCCGTCGGGCAGCTGGACCGGATGCAGCTCGGCCGGCCACAGGCGCGCCACCAGGATCTCGTGCCACTCATCAGAGCTGGCGATCTGGCCGAACGAGTCGCGCAGATGCGCCTGGATCAGGCCATTCCACATCCACAGCAGGCGGTTCTGCGCGTCGCTGCGCTTGTTGCGCACCTCCGTGATTGCGATCTTGCGCGGCTTGGCCAGGTCCAGGCCGGCCAGGTAGCCCATCAGGCGGGTGCGGTCTTGTTCGGTGCGGAGCATGAGGTCAGCCATGGCTCACCTCCTTGGCCATGGCCGCATCGATTTGGGCGTCCGCTTTCTCCGAAGGCCAATCGGGACACCAGGTCTTGCGAACGAACCTGTACCGCTCGGCATCCTTGCGCAGCGCCTCGTTCTCGGCCTTGAGCTGGTCGCGCTGTTCGCGATCCGACTGAGCTCCGGCCGCTGTATGCATCGCTTCCGACTCAAGCCGCTCGATCTCCGCGAGCAGGGCCAGGACAGTGGCCGGGCTGGCGGCGGCGATGAACTTCCTGTCGTGCAGATGAGAAACGTTCTTTAGGCCATGGCTTCCAGCTTCGTACCACTTGGGCTCCAATGCTGACTGCCCTGCCAGATCCTTCAGCTTCTCTTTGTCGATGGTCATGCGCACACTCCCTGGCCGCCTGGGCATATTTGGATGAGGATGAAGGCAAAGAACTGGAACAGCAGGACAAGCACTGCGAGCGTTATGCAGATTTTCTCCCTCATGGCAGCACCTCGCAGTTTGGCCAGGTCAACCGCGCCTCACGCAGCGCGCCGGCATGGTCCAGGCTCTGCTCCATCAGCACCATCTGGAAGGCCTTGGGGCCTACGATTACGGTCCATACGCGCTTCATGCGCCCTCCCCGGCCGGCTGCCCGGCGCGCTTGATGTTCAACTTGGTCAGCAGGTGTGCGCGGCATGCAGCGGCGCTGGTTGGGATCTGCTGGATCTCCAGCAGGCGAACCTGCTTCTGGGCGGCGTACTCGTCGGCCAGCTGGGCCAGGCCCTTCTGGCTGTCGTGGCCGATGCCGGTGGCGATCTTGCCGTCCAGTGGCTGGCCTTCCTTGGCGCGGCGCAGCACGATGTCGTAGGCCCGGTCGAAGCGCGCCTGCAGGCCCTTGTCGTTCTGTTGGGCAGAGCGCAGGTCGAACAGGCCGGTGGCCACGGCCGCGATCTTCACGCCCTCGTGGCTGTAGACGCCCAGCAAGGCCTCGACCCAGGCAGCGGCCGGCGCCGGCATGCCGAAGTCCTCAGGGGTCGGCTGGCACATAGCGATGAACTCACCCACGCTCGGCGCGAAGGGCTTTTTCAGCTTGCGGCACTTCTCGATGCCGAACTCGATTTGCTCGATGGTGCGGATGCCCTCGGCGGCGAACTCCTTGATCCACTCCTCCTTGGCAGCGGCCAGGGCCTCGGTGGATGGCCAGGCTTGGCGCCAGGCCGGGAATATCCCGCGCAGGCGGCGGAACAGGCCGTTGACCACTTCGGCAGTCTCCAGAGAGACCACCACCGGGCCGCCGTGAAGCTCTGGCGGACGGTTCTGCATCGCAGCCATCAGTTGGTTTGCTGATTTCATGTGCGCACCATCAGCCCTTCGGCCCAGGTTGAGTCGTCGAAGTCAGGTTCATTGGATTGGCGGCGCTGGCCCTGCTGAGCACCCGGCAGCACCTTCTCCGGGAACAGGCCGGTCCAGCCGTTGCTGATGGACTGGTTGATCACGGCGTCGGGCGCGTGGTGGCCGGCCAGGGTCTTGGCCTGCTTCGCGCAGGTCGTGGCGGTCAGCGGCTTGCGGATCTCTTTGCGGTGCTGGCACCAGTCCGCCCAGACCTGCTCGCTCACGTTGGTGGGTTTGCAGGTCATCGGGTCGAACTTCGCAGCCTTCTTCTTCGCCGAGGGAGCGTCAGCGACCTTCTGCTCCACTGGTTCAGTGACTGGTTCAAAAGAGTGACTGGTTCTGGGGGCAGCTCCTGCCCCACCCCCTGGGTTATCTCCTGCCCCAGGTGGGTTATCTCCTGCCCCACCCCCTAGGGCAGGAGCCGCCCCACCCTCAAGTGCCAGGTGGAACACGTTCGACTGGTTCAGCTCTCCCTTGCGGCGAAACTCACGGCGCAGCAGGCCGGACTTTTCCAGTTCTCGGATGTGCACCTTTACCGTCGAGCGCCCGATCTCGCATTGGTCGGCAATGTGCTGATACGACGGCCAGCATTCGCCCATGTCGTTGGCGTTGTCGGCCAGCTTGATGAGCACCAGCTTGCGCAGCGGATTGCCGACCTTGGTCTTCATGGCCTTGACCATCAGCTCCATGCTCATGCTGCCTCCAAAGGCAGGCATTCCCCGCGCTGGCGAACGCACTCCTCAAGGTTCCAGTAGGCAGTCTCAATCGACGCGCCCAGCGCGTTGTATCCGCGCCATTCGCAATGCCAGAGCGCGCCCCGTTGGCGCATTCTCGGTTTCATGCTGCACCTCGCACGGCCTTGTCGTGGGTGTGCAGGCCGTCCCAGTTCTTCTTCATGGGCAACTCGCCGGCCAGGTACAGCTCGTACAGGCGCACGGCTCCCTTGCGCAGCAGGATCGGCGTGTAGCTGATGAACGCCTCTTTCCCGTGCGGGGTGATCTCCTGCTGGTGCTCGGTCATGTACTTGTCGCGGGCATAGGCGGCCACGCGGTATCGGGTACCGGACTTGCTCTCGTTGTAGAGCCAGCTGCGGCGCTCGAGGAAGTGGCCAACCTGCATCACATTGACCCCATTGAGGCCCTTGCAGAACTGGACGTGGCTCATGCCTTCCTTGAACAGGTTCTCCAGGTGATCGATCTTCTTGGCCTGGGCTTCCACTTGGACGGTCAGCAGGACGCGGGCTTTCTCCGACTCCAGGGCCATCTGGAGGATTTCCAGCTTGCTGAGGTCGGCGGGAATCGGCTTCGCTACCTGGGCTTCCAGCTGCTGCCAGCGGTCAACCAGCGCCGCGGTGAATTCGGGCGAAAGCTGGGCGACGACAACGAAACTGTCGCGCTTACCGATCAGGTACTGCTTGATGCAAAGCGGGCCAGGCCCCGGATTAGGGACTTCCTCAAACTGAGGGAGTCCGATCAGGCCTTTGGCGTGAAGGGATTCGATGGTCCGCCAGACATTGTCGTGGCGTTTTTGAGTGACCTCGGCAATCTCCCGCGACGACATGCGCGCCACAGAATCGTGGTTCGCATTTTGTGGCGCGGGCCGATTGAGGGCCTGTACACTTGGGGTCTGCATGTGCATAATTGGCCTCACTTATGTGATGTTGCAGATAGCCGGGCCGCAATCCCGGCTTTTTTGTGCCTGTCTCCAGGGCTTCCCTTTTCAGGGCCTTTTAAGGCCGAGGCAGGTGCCGGATTTTTCCGGCGCCTTTAGGCCTCGTTTTCTCGACCAGGCTCTCCCGCACTATCTGGACGGCGTACTGTTCCGGGGTCATCCCGGCTTCCCTCGCCTTCTCTTCAAGCTTTCGGTAAAAGCGCTCCTCGAGGCCGTGGCAGATCGTGGTTTCAGCCATGGGTCCCCCTTCCGGGCCTTCAGGCCGTCTGCGTTGTCTCGTTATCATCCTGAGAGATCAGGTGAGCGAGCTTCTCCTCCACACACATGCGCACGAATACGGCTGGCTGCAGGCGGTGGAGCTTCGCCACTGCCCTGACTGCCTCGTACGTGTCCTCGTCGTAGCGAGACTTGATCTCCCTGTCTTTCAGGTGGCGGCTATCGTCGTAGCTCATCGGTTGATGGTTCCTTGCTTGTGAATTGGTTAAGCGGCGGATTCGGCAGTCGTTGCCGCGATCGCTGCGAGTTTCGGGAAAAACGAGAAGGCCGAGACGCGGCCGTCGGTTGCCTTGTGCAGGTTCGCGGCTACGTCCTCGGATGGTTTCCGATGGCCTCCCGCGATCAGCCACAGGTAGCCGACCGAGATTCCCGATGCGTCGGCCACGCGCTGGCGCTCATCGGCGCTGGCGCCTGAAAGCCAGTTCTGCATATCTGGGATGGGGGTTTTCATCTTCGTCACCTTTCCGGGAGATAAACCAAATTTATCTCACTGATAATTTTTAGGCAACCGATGATTGATCAGCAAGGTTATTTATCACATGGATAAAAGCGGCGATCATCCGCGCATGGACATGAACACCATTCGACGCGACAACCTGCGCACCCTTGCGGCGCGCTACCCATCACAGGCCGAATTCGCTGCGGCGTGCGGGACTGCACCCTCAGTTATCAGCCTGATCGTTTCCCCCAACCCAAAGAGAAATCTCGGCGACAAGCTGGCCAGGAAGATCGAGGCGGCCGCAGGGCTGCCACATGGCTGGATGGACCAGGTCCACGGACAGATCGCGAAACGTTCGGTACAGCCGAACGCCTCCATTGAGTCGGAAGGCATTGAGGAGTGGGCGGACGATACCCCGCTCGATGACGATGAAATCGAGCTTCCTTTCCTCAAGGAAGTCGAGCTGTCCGCAGGAGGCGGGAAAACGGTGATCGAGGTCAGCGGTACCAGAAAGCTCAGATTCGGCAAGTACACAGTACGCAACCTGGGCGTCCAGCCCGACCAGGCTGTGTGCGTTTCGATTTCAGGCAATTCGATGGAGCCGGTGCTGCAGAATGGCGGCACCGTGGCCGTGGATCGTTCCAAGAACAAGGTTTCCGATGTCGTCGACGGCAAGATGTACGCGCTTAATCATTCCGGGCACGTCCGGGTAAAGCAGCTTTACCGCACTCCGCGCGGCGGCCTTCGCCTGCGCAGCTTCAACCGCGACGAGCATCCCGACGAGGAGTACACCGCCGACGAGCTGGCGGCTGAGGAAATCACCATCATCGGTCGAGTTTTCTGGGGCGCCTCGTTCTTCTAGCCTCAATCAACCAGTCAAGCCCGCCATGTGCGGGCTTTTTTTCGTCCTGAGGAATCAACCTGATAAACGCACCGATCATCGATAGGAGATAAATTTATCAAATTGATATTGACAGTCATTTATCGCGCAGATAAATTTCACCTCAGGCAGTCACCAAGCAGGGACTGCCCAGGCCCTCACAGGCCGCCGCTCTTTAGCGACACACCTTGCCGGATCGACACCGGCCCAGATTCAAAGGCAGCGATGGACAGGCCTCAACGGTCCAGAGGGGTGGCAACTGCCCCGGGCGTGCAGCGTAAAGCGCCGAAATCAGTTATCCGGCGGGAAGGTCCGCGGTCGGAGTCACCAACTTGAGATTTGATCCCGGCCTGTCGCCAGTAGCGAGGTCGTGAATCTGCCGGAGGATCGCAATGCCGAAACTCACGATTGGCGCATGGCTCTTTGTCTTGAGCCTGTTCGCCGGCCTCGCCGGATGCGCCTGGGCAATGTACGAACTGATTGCCTGATTTCACTGGCTGGCCTTGGCGACAGGGCCAGACGGGAAATCAACCGCCCTGGAGGGCAAGACGATGAGCTGCACCTGCATCAGCGATGCCGTGAAGCTGGTTTCGGACCAGCTTGCTGAGGAGGCGCCAGGATCCGGGCCTTTCTACATGCGCGCAGAGGGCTACAACCTTTCACTGAACATCGAGACAGGGAAAGCTAGTCGGCGCTTCTGCGTAGAAGTCACCGGCCACTACATGGCGCCGAAGAAAACCGGCGGCATGAAGCGCGTGAACAAAACGGTTTCGGTGGTCGCCAACTACTGCCCGCTCTGCGGCAAGTCGTGCATCACCGAAGAGCAGGAAGAGGCAACCAACGCCACGTCAGCATGACGATAAATGGCCGTCGGGAATCGCTGCGCAAGTTCGACGTTAAAGCACAGGCAGCGTGACAGCCGGAAAAGACGGCACCCCTTCCCTTCAAATCGACCGCATTGGCAGGCGCCAGGCCACCTTTCACGGTGGGTTTGGTCACCCGCGCCTGGCTCCTGGCCAATGCGGTTGCCAATCGAGCAAACGAACATGAGCGAACTCGGATATTGCGAGGGCGATACCTGCGGCCGTGACGGCTGCTTGGGCGTCATCGAATCGCACAAGGTGGTGAATTGCAGCTGCCACATATCTCCACCTTGCGGCGCTTGCACCGCACCGCGCAGCTACTGCGAAGCCTGCGGCTGGGAGGAGTCGGAAGACCCACCGCCGCCGCCCGAGGCTTATAAGGGCAAGCCATGGCAACCGCCCGAACCTCGACCGCTCGACCCAAGCAAGGTCGATTGGCGCTTTGTACCTCACACCCACTTCTCGATGATCAAGGAAGGGGTATATCCGCCGCACATGACCCGCGATGAGGTTGAGTGCGAGGTAACTGGCACCTTCGGCGGCCGCTTCGAGCAATTCGGCAACGGCCGCTTCAAGTACATCGCATACACCGACTGAACCCACCACCTGGAGGCGACCATGGCTTCGACTGTGGAAGTTAACTGCGCCTGGTGCTCAGGCCGATTCACTGCAAGGACAGCAGACCGCAAACGCGGCTGGGCCCGCTTCTGTTCAAAGTCGTGTAAGGCAAGCAAGCAGGAGTTCGGCGGAACCAAGGCTGAGTGGGAAAAGCTCAACCCCAACAACCGAATTTCCCCGATCAAGAAATACGCCAATCGCCTTCTTGAAAACGACCACTGGGGCCATCCGCTGACCTCTGGTTTCGAAGGTCACGGCCAAAACTAACCGATACCTGGAGGCGACCATGGCCTACCCGTACCTAGGCGATCACAGGCTGGAACCGGACGACGACTCGTTCGAATGCCCCTGGTGCGGGGCTCAGCCATGCAACCAATTCGCCCTGATGCAACACCTGAAGCGCTGCCCGGTGAAGGCTGCGCAAGATGAGCCGGAGGCAGCATGAACAAGAAGACCAGGCAAGACGTTGTCGACTTCATCGAGGCGCGCTTTGAATGGGCGCGCGAGCGGTTCACGGATGTGCTTCGGGCCGAGCTCGACACATCAATCGACCTCGCCGGCCTCGTTGGCGCGATCGACCTGCAGGAACAGCGCCACTACAAGGAGCGACTGAACCGCTTCGTTACGGCCGACCACCAGCAATGGCAGATAGCAAACGGGAGAGTCGCATGAGTACCGCACCGGTCAAATCCCTGATTGACGAACAGCTCGAGCAGATCGAGCGCAGCCTGGCGATTATCGGCGTGGGCCTTCCCCGCGAACTCCCGGTGCAGAAGCTGCCGCCGGAGATCGTCGCGGCGCTCAAGGCCGGCCAGATCGCTGTGAGGCCACGGCCATGACCCGCTACCAGCGAGCACGCCGTTTCGCCACCTGGCGCGGCAGCTTCATCGCCCTTTCCTTCTGCACCTTCTGGATGCTGGCCAGCGCTTTTGCTGACCGCATAACTTCCTGATCCAACGCACCCGAGCCCGGCGGGCCCTTCGGGGATAACCGGACCTACCCGGAGCGTAAGCGGCGAGCGCGCGCAACCATCCACCGCAGCCAGGGCCTGGAGCGTACCTCCGTGCCTGGGTGACCTGGCACTCCACTTTCAACTGACGGCGCCGGCCTGGCGCGAGGTTTTCCAATGTCCGCAGAACAGAAACTGATCGCGATCGAAGAGATCAGCGAGGCGAACGCCCCGGCCATCTACGTGGCCGGCGGCCTGCAGCAATTCATTGACCTGGTGAAGGCCGAGATCGAAGGCGAAGTGCCAGACCTCACCACCCGCAAGGGCCGCGAGCGCATCGCCAGCCTGGCCGCCAAGGTCAGCAAGTCGAAGACCGCCGTCGAGAAGCCGGGCCGCGACTACCTGCGCCGGCTCAAGGAAATGCCGAAGGTGGTCGAGGCCGAGCTTCGCGAGTTCGTGACCAAGATGGATACGCTGCGAGACGAGACCCGCCGGCCGCTCACCGAGTGGGAGGCCGCCGAGGACGCCCGCATCGATCGCCACAACGACGCCATCAACCGCATGAAAGACATGGCAACCGAGCTGGGCGCGCTGGATGCCGATCAGCTCCAGGCGCGCATCACCGAACTGTCTGCGTTCCAGCTGGGCGAGGCCTGGGAGGAATTCGAGGCTGAGGCAGCTCGGACCAAAGAGGCTTCGCTGAATGCAGTGCAGGCAGCCCTGCTCGCCCGCCAGAAGTACGACGCCGAACAGGCCGAACTGGCGCGCCTGCGCCGAGCAGAAGAAGAACGCGCCGAGCAAGACCGAATCCGTGCAGCGCAGGAAGCTGCTGTCGAGGCCGAACGTCAGCGCGTGGCCCAGGAGCAGCAGGCCGAGCGTGAAGCCGCCGCCCGCCGCGAGCAGGAACTGATCGACCAGGCTGCCGCCCAAGAACGCGAAGCCGAGAACCAGCGCCTCCAGCTCAAGTTGCAGGCCGAGCAAGCAGAGCGCGCCCGTGTGCAGGCCGAGGCCGACCGCGTCGCCACCGAACAGCGGATGGAGCAGGAGCGCCAGGCAGCAGCCCGCCGGCAGGAAGAAGCTGCCGAGCAGGCGCGCCAGGAAGAACGGCGCCGCGCCGATGCGGCAGCCGCAGAGATCGTACGCCAGCAGGTAGCTCGGGAGCGCGACGAGGCACACCGCCGCACTATCAACCGCGCCGCGCTGGACGCATTCATTGCCGGCGGCATGCCCGAGGCCTGCGCTAAGCAAGCGGTCACCCTGATCGCCCAGCGCAAGATCCCGAACATCGCCATTACCTACTGAGGTGCGACAT